AAATGGGAGTATTAAGTTAATCAGAAAGGAGAAATCAAAATGCCAGATAATGATAACGACTTATCTCAACGATTAGCAGTAGTAGAACAAACGTTCGGTTTACGACCTCGTGATAATGCTGTTGCTAACCCAAACCCAAATGATGTTAGAGCAACCCATGTTGATAACATTAATTGGAAAGCACTTTATAAAGTCCTTGAAAGCGAAGTTGAAACTATTATCCTTGATCCTAACTGCCCACAGTATGTGCGTGATTGGGGTAACAGGGTAATGCAAAGACTTGCACAACACTTACCACGCAGGTAAGTTTATCCGTACGGGCTGGCAAAAGGGCGGTTAATCCGCCCTTTTTTTATGATGACCTTCAGGCTGCCAGGTAGCCACTACCACTTCCTCCAGGCAGCGTATCACCTACCAGCAGACAACATTAGGTACTTACAACCAACGTCAATACTAGATCTTGTAGTTTTACACCCCCACCAAGACCAATTTGGGTGGTTGCGTGTGTGTCGTCTAAAGTGTTAAGTTTTACACAAACAGATATTATGATATAACTTTTCCGATTATGTCCAAAATACCAACGGATTTATTAAAGTACGAATTAAGGAAATTGCAATTGAAAGTGTCGGAGGAGTCCCGTTCCTCCTTCCTAACTTTTGTAAAAAAAGTTTGGCCTGAATTTGTTGCAGGTTCACATCACAAAATTATTGCAGAAAAATTTGAAGATATTTCACGTGGAAAGATAAAACGATTAATCGTAAATATGCCACCACGTCATACAAAATCAGAGTTTGCATCTAATCTTTTTCCGTCATGGATGATGGGTAAGAATCCTAAGCTAAAAATTATACAAACTACTCACACAGCTGAGCTTTCCTACAATTTTGGTAGAAAGGTTCGTAATCTGTTTGATCAACAAGAATTTAAGGATGTCTTTCCTGATGTAAGTTTATCGCAGGATTCCAAGGCAGCGGGTAGATTCACAACAAACAAAGGTGGCGAATACTTTGCAGCTGGTGTTGGAGGTGCAATCACGGGCCGTGGTGCAGACTTACTGATTATTGATGACCCACACTCGGAGCAAGATGCACTATCACAAACTGCTATGGACAATGCTTATGAATGGTACACCTCGGGCCCTCGTCAACGTTTACAACCTGGCGGTGCGATAGTCGTGGTTATGACAAGATGGTCAACAAAAGATTTAACAGGTAAACTGATCAACGCACAATCTGACTCAAAAGCAGATCAATGGGAAGTTGTGGAGTTTCCTGCGGTTTTGAATGATAAACCGATGTGGCCTGAGTTCTGGAAACTAGAAGAACTAGAAGGGGTTAAGGCTTCTTTGTCAGAACAAAAGTGGCAAGCACAATGGCAACAAGCACCAACATCAGAAGAAGGTTCTATCATAAAAAGAGAATGGTGGAAAGTGTGGCCAAAAGAAAAAATACCAGATCTCATGCATGTTATACAAAGTTACGATACAGCATTTAGTAAAAGAGAAACAGCAGACTTTTCAGCAATTACAACGTGGGGTGTATTTAAACCCGTGGAACACGGCCCATGGCACATTATACTTTTAGCTATGCGAAAGGGTCGTTGGGATTTTCCTGAGCTAAAAGAAATAGCATTAGAAGAATATAAATACTGGGAACCCGAAACAATCTTGATCGAAGCCAAAGCTTCTGGTATGCCCTTAACTCAGGAGCTACGTCAAGTAGGGATCCCCGTAGTGACTTATACGCCTAGTAAGGGCAATGATAAACACGTTCGTGTAAACTCCGTAGCTCCTCTCTTCGAAGCAGGACAGGTATGGTGCACCGATGATAGGTGGGCAGAAGAAGTTATTGAAGAATGCGCAGCTTTCCCTTATGGTGATCATGACGATTTAGTCGATTCAACAACCCAAGCGTTGTTGCGTTTCAGGCAAGGAAACTTCATTCAATTAGACTCAGATTATGTAGATGAGCCTAAATATGTGCAGCAAAGGGAATATTACTAATGAGTAAAATCAAAATCGGAAAAAAAATTTACGAGGCGGGTAAGGACAAAATTGAAGACATAATAGATATTTTTGAAGATTTAGATTTACCTTTAACAACAGGAAAAAAATATCAAGAAAATTTAGGAAAAAATTTAGATGATCAAACTTTAAACGTTTTAACAAATCAAAATTTAAAAGCTGCTGAATTAGATCAAGCTGCAAAAAATATAACAAAAAAAGATAACATAGTAAAAGATTTTACTGTTGAACAAGTTCCTCCATCTTACCTTAGAGTTAATCCAGAAACTGGAGGTGTGGAAATAAATATTCTTAAACAAAAAACAGGTTCAGGGTTTTATCCCATTGAACAAGTTGACATGAGAATAGATTCTACAGGAGGTAAGTATTTTACTTTAAAAGATGAATTTAAGTTTGCTTCCAAAATAAATGTTCCTACGCCAGGAGAATATAAAAACTTTGGCGTAAAATTTGCTTCTGATGAAAATGTAAAAAACGTTATTAATAAATATTTATCAGGAGATATTACAAAAACCGAGGCGGGAAGATTGTTAGACAATATTGATGAAAATTTTACCATGAACTTTTCTCAGCCAAATAAACCCGAGCTTTATAAACCAAAAGAAAGATTCGAGCCTTTTTTAGAAGGTTACGTTTCAACACTTAAAGAGGTTCCAGAATCATATAAATTTTTACAATACTATAAAAAAAATAAACCAAACCCAAAAACAAGAGATTTAACTTTAAGTAAAGTAAATGAGGCTGTCAACGTTATGAAAAAATTAGAAAATGATTCTTTTAACAAAATAAAATTGCCTGATGGAACAACAATGAAAGATCAACCTATAGGTGTTAGATTGTATAATGCTTGGAGAACTCAACCAGGTTTTGGAATACAAAAAGGAGATAGCAAAACACTTAAAGGTGGTACAATATCAGAATCAGTTAAAGATGTAGAATATTCAAAATTTGTAAAAAAATATATTGTTCCTTATTATAAATTTAAAAATCCTAATGTTGAAGAGATACCTGATTTTTCAAAAGGAAAAGGAAGGAATCTTTCTATGTTACCTGATACAAAAATGGTTTACTTGATCAAAAAAGGAGAAAGAAAATACGTTATACCTGATGAATACAAACCTTTTTTTAATCAAGTTAAGGAGGTAATGTATGAAAACATACCGTCAAATTTAAACAAAGATGATATATATAATACTTTTTCAAGTCATTTAGCCAGAATGATAGGGTATGCAAAAGAACAGGGCGCTAACCCTAACGACATAATAAGAGTTATTCAAAACATAGATGCTCAAGGTTTTACGGAATTAATATCAAGAAAAAGAGCATTGGAAGATCAAGTTAGATTACTAAGGGATCAAGCAATGGGGGGTTCATTAAAAACAACTAATCCTGAACTTTACCCAGAAATAATTAACAAGAATAGAAAACTAGGAGACTTTGATGTTGGATTGATTGAGTTGTCACATATTGAAGATGTTGTTGATAACTGGAAAGCAGCTTTTGATTTAAACAATATATTTCTAGCTCCAGGAAAATTTAACAGAGAACAATTAATATTTGATACTAAAATGAAAAGTTTATTAAAAAAATTTTCCAAAGCTGAGTCCTTTAGTCAAAAAAAATCTATTCTTCAAGATATAAAAAGAATAGAGCAGCAGCTTATAGATAAAAATTTAATATCAAAATTTGGTGACAGATACTTTGGTGTAAATAAAGACTCAGCAATAGAGGCTAATTTATTAAAAAAAGTAGAAGAAGCCGTTGACTTTACTAGGTATCTTAAAGATGGGGGTTTCGCTTCTATTGAAGAAGTGCTAGAATACTAATATGGCAGAACCTATGGACATATTCGGCGTAGAATTAGACGATCTAAAAGACGTGTATGAGGAAAAAATGGTTCCTTATCTTGATTCTGATTCATTTATTGGTTCTACTTCAGATAAAGCTGCAGCTATTATGAACCCAGCTTTAGCAAAAACATTTGATATTTTATCACTAGAAAAATTTAAGACTAGTCTTCCAACAATGGATGAATTGGATGAAAAATTTAAAGATGGGACTGTTTTAGAAAAATTAGAAGCTCAAGCTAAAGTTTTACCGAGAGCGGGAATAGATACAATGAATTTTTTGTTTAAGGATATTGCAGACGTTTACGCTAGAAGACAGGAAAAACTTGATGCAGGTATGGAGATGAGAGACATAATTGCAGAGGAAGACACAATGGACACAGTGTTAGCAGCTCTTGGACCTGTTGAAATAGCAGGAGGTTTATCCTTTCCAAAAAAATTTGTAGAGAAACACGGAACAAAATTTTTACCTGTTCTTCAGAACATTTATTTAAGATTGACAGGACAAGAAATAGAAGCTCCTGAAAGGAAAAAATTAAAAGTAGAAGATCTTCCTGTTTTTGAAGGTTCTATAGGTGGTGATCCAGGACAGTTTAGTGATTCGTTAATATCAGGAATGGAAGAGGATGTTGACATAAAAGATATTCAAAACGATCCAGCTTACATGAGCACTGATGAATTAGAATCTCTTTTTGAAGATGCAAGTTTAAAACCAACTACAAGTGAGCAGATGCCAGAGGTTCAAATGGCAGGATTGTTTGGTAAAGTTCCTCTATGGGGAATAGCCGCTGTAGATAAATTTAAAATGCTAGCACAAAAATTTAGTAAGGGTGAGAAAAGTAATTTACAAAATGCTGAAAAGAAAGTTGGTGATAGTATTATTGATTCGCCAGAAACTGCTGAATCTGTGTTTTACTCGGGCCTTGAAGCACGGCTCATGGACCCTAATACACCAAAAGAGTTTACATCTGCAGATGCCTTTTTTGATTTTATAAATAAAAAAGGTGTAGGCAAAGCTGAGATAGAGGACAATGCTCTAGCTGGATATATTGAATCTGCAAGAAAAAATAACACACCTCTAAATGCAGAGGAGATGTTAACAATCATACGTGCAGCACCAATTCGTAAGATTGACAATGTAGTTTACGGATCAGAAAAATATGGAGGCACTGCTCCTGTTAAATATGCAGGGTATCAAGAAAGAGGAGCTTTACCTGATTCATATAGAGAATCAGTTATGTATCTTCCGTCAAAAGAAATACCACTTGATCCTGATGTTTTACCTGAAGGTGGCGCAGCACATGACTTTGCTCAAAAATACGTTATTGCTTGGTCGCGGCTCACGGACCGTAATGCAACAGTGCCTATAGAAAGAACAGGATCAGGTATTCAATTAGCAGCTGACCTGGCTAGTCTTCGAACAATGAAGAGAAATCAAACTAAACTTAATAATCAATTAGTGGGTTTAGAAACTTCAGCACTTAGAAAATTAGATAGAGAGGGTTTTTTGAATGTAGATCTAGACATTGATGATCTTTCAACTCAAGAGATATCAACAATTATTGATGCTCGTGCTCCATCTTTAGAGTCAATAGATCCAGCACTTCTTCGACAAATAAGACAGTTTAAAAGTAAAATACAAAATGATTCAGTTAGAATAAAAGAGTTGGAAGCTGCAACAAAAGGTCAAGGTAAAACAATTGTTACCTTTGCAGATGAAATACAATCAGATGTATTACAAAACGCAAAACGATTTGAAGAAAAATTACTCAAACAAATGGGTGATTTTTTAGATGCTACTCCTGCAGACAGAAGATTAGCTATACAACAAGCGGATTATGGCTCTGATATTCGTGGTTTAGATCCTGAAGTCGCAGAATTTTATGCAAAAAACAGAACAGTATTTAGACCACTGTTTAAATCTGATGTTGAAATGCAACAGTTTATAAACGAGTTTCAACAAAACAAAAAAATATTTGAAGATTTAGCGGCAGCTGGAACAAGACCTGACGGTGAACTGGTGGCTAAATCTCAAGAGGCTTTGAAAAAAGAGAGACAGATGTTGGATAAATTGCAAACAGCAATAAGTGACAATGCGATGAGCCAATTGTTTCCTAATTTACCTTTTAAAACTAGAAGTGAGTGGGGTGAGGCTGTAGTCAAAAGAGATTTAGCGGCGGCAGCACAAAGATTATTTGTTGATAAAGCAGATGACGCAGCACAATGGTATGCAGTATCTCCTGCTAAATTTATAAAAAATAGATACAGTCAATCTGGTGGCACGAATGTTCCAGTCGATCAAAGAACTAAAGACATGAAAGGAATAGGCACTGAAGAATTTTACGGAGGCCCTGATAGTGTTGATCCCAAGGGCAAACACTACACTTCTGTGTTAGAAAAAGCATTAAAACGAGCAGCAAAAGAAAACAATTCTGAATTTAAAATTATTAAGATTGATGGTATAGGTGACGCTTATGCTATTAAAATTACACCAGAGATGTTATTACCACACAAAACTCATAGAAAAAAAGGAGGAGTGGTGTATACTCCAGACATAATTGATATATTTGAGGTAGCATAATGGCAGTTGATAAACCTATTGGATTTACTCCAGACCCACCTCCGTTTCCTGAAGAAACGGAACAAATGGCACAAAACGTAGTTGATATACAAGTTGAGGAAGCTAATCCTAATGTTGAAATGATGGAGGATGGATCAGCCGTAATTGGCGAACAAGAGTCACTAATACCTACAACATTTGACATGAACTTAGCCGAAGTTCTTGATGAAGATAAATTACAAGTAATAGCAAATGACTTACGAGACTCGTTTGAAGAAGATAAAGCATCAAGACAAGACTGGGAAGAAACATATAAAAAAGGTTTAGATCTACTTGGTTTTAAATATCAAGAGAGATCACAGCCGTTTCAAGGAGCTAGCTCTGTAACACATCCAATGTTATCTGAAGCGGTAACACAATTTCAAGCACAAGCTTACAAAGAATTATTACCACCTGGCGGACCAGTAAATACGCAAATCATCGGTCAAGTAGATCCATTAAAAGAAGAAAGAGCACAGCGTGTAAAAGATTTCATGAACTATCAGATTACTTACGAGATGGAGGAGTATGATCCTGATTTAGATTCTTTATTATTTTATCTACCTTTGTCTGGATCTGCTTTTAAAAAAGTTTATTTTGATGAAGGATTAGGCAGACCCGTCTCTAAATTTGTTCCTAGTGATGACTTGTATGTTCCATATCAAACAACAGATTTCCCTTCATGTGAAAGAATAACTCACGTTATTAGAAGAACAGAAAATGAAATTAGAAAAATGCAAGTGTCTGGTATGTACAGAGATGTTGATATTAAAACGACTGACAATGAAACAGCTTTACAAGAAAAAGAAGGACAAATTTCAGGAGTAAAAAAATCTTATCAAGATAATTTATATCAACTGTTAGAGATGCATGTTGATTTAAACATAGAGGGTATCGATAGTGATGATGGAATCAAAGTACCTTACATTGTTACAATAGACGAGGGTTCTGGAAAAGTTTTATCTATATATAGAAACTACAGAGAAGATGATCCTGGAAGGGCAAGAACACAATATTTTGTTCATTATAAATTTTTACCTGGTTTTAGTTTTTATGGTTTTGGTCTGGTGCACATGCTTGGTGGTTTATCAAGAACTGCAACAGCAGCACTAAGACAATTATTAGATGCAGGAACATTATCAAATTTACCTGCGGGATTTAAAGCTAGAGGTTTAAGAGTTGCAGATGATGACAACCCTTTACAGCCAGGTGAGTTCAGAGATGTTGATGCACCAGGAGGAAGTTTACGAGAGGGATTATTACCACTGCCTTACAAAGAACCAAGTGGAACATTATTTCAATTACTAGGTTTTTGTGTAGAAGCAGGAACAAGATTTGCAGCGATAGCTGATCAAAAGATTGGTGATAGTGTAGCAGCAAACGCACCTGTTGGAACAACAATGGCTCTCATGGAACGTGGTGCAAGAGTTATGTCTGCTATTCATAAAAGACTACACTATGCACAAAAGATAGAGTTTAAATTATTAGCAAAACTTTTTGCTGATGCTTTACCACCAGCATATCCATACGAGGTTGGTGTTAATGCAACTCCAAGTTTAAAAGCTGAAGATTTTGGACCAGAGATAGACATTATACCTGTTTCAGATCCTAACATATTTTCTATGGCTCAACGTGTTACGTTAGCACAAACTCAGTTACAACTTGCACAATCAGATCCAGGTTCTCACAATATGTATGAAGCATACAGAAGAATGTATCAAGCATTAGGAGTAAAAGATATTGATGTTATACTACCAGCACCATCTGAACCGCAACCAGCAGACCCAGCTGTAGAAAATGCTAATGCTTTACGTAATGCTGGTTTGATAGCTTTCAGAGGTCAAAATCATTTAGCACACATGGATGCACACAGAGCATTTATGTCATCGTTTTTAGTAAAAGGTAATCCACCTACTATGGCAATATTACAAGCTCACATAGTAGAACATATTGGATTACAAGCTAGAGAGGAAGTTGAAGAAGAAATGAGACAAGAAATAGAGCAAAAAGCATTAGAATTTGGTGGTCAGTTACCTCCAGAGGCACAACAAGCACTACAAGAACAAATAGAACAACAAGTTGCAGAAAAAATATCAGCTATGATTGAAGAAATGGTTGGCGAAGAGCAAGAAATACTAGCTGAAGAGGGCCAAGATCCGTTAATTTCGTTAAAAGCACAAGAATTACAGTTAAAAGCACAAGATATACAGCGAAAAGCTATGGATGATGAGTCAAGAAGAAGTTTAGATAAAGCAAAATTAAACCAACAAGCAAAATTAACGCAAGATAAAATAGATTCACAAGAAGATATTGCGCAACTTCGTGCAAATGTTAACCTTTCAAAGCAAAAATAGTGAAAAAAAGAGAAAAAAAAGTCTCAAAAGTGATGCGAGAGTTCAAAAAAGGCAAATTGAACATTGGCGGATCGAAAAAAAAGGTTAAATCTAGAAAACAAGCAATTGCAATTGCATTAAACGAGGCAGGAATATCTAAAAATGGGAAACGCAGAAGAAAAACTAGCTAACTTCTATGAGAAGTTGGTTATTATAGCAAAAAGAACTGGAAAAACACCAGAGGATAGTGTACTTTTAGCTGGTGCTATGATGGCGTGTGCAAAAATGATTTATTACGAACATTTATCACCCCAAGAAGCAAAAGATTTGGAAACTCATAACAGTTATGATATTCTAGATCTTATTAAACCAACTATACATTGAGGTATTTATGCCAGGACTAAAACAAGCAACTGAAAAACTAAAAGCACAAGGTTTAAAAAAAGGTGGTTTTCCAGATCTTAGTGGTGACGGAAAAATTACACAAAAAGATATTTTAATGGGTAAGGGAGTTATTAAAAGAAAAGCTGGTGGACTTGCAGGTAGACTAGCTCAACGTGGATATGGAAAGGCAAGAGCATGAACTTTAAGAAAACAAAGGTAGAAGTGGTAAAACAAAAAAACCCTTTTCCTAATATAAAAGTTTCATCTGATGCTGCTATTGTTTACTCACCTTTCGTTGTAAAACAAAACAAAGGTAGTGGCCCACAAGGGCAGACTAGCAAGGCACAGATCAAAAAAGTTGCTTTCAAGGGCGTAAAGTAATAAAACCCTATCAACAAAGGAGGATTGTATGAAACTAGTACAAGATCTATGGGCACACTTAAAAGAGTGGTCTGATTGGAGCATGAAAGATTGGATTAAAGCTGCAATTGTAGCAATAATCGTAATCATTATTATAGGAGCAATCTAGAATTTATGTGGCAATTACTTGCTAAACCTTTACTTGGCGTCGTCGCTGATGGCGTC